CCAGCAGTCAGCCGGCGCGTCCTGCCGTACACGGGCTTGCGGAGCTTGCCCGCGTTAATGGCCTTGATGTCGCGGTTGACGGTCTTGCCGCGGGCCCAGAACACCACCGTGATCCGGCGCGAGGCCAAGAGCCGAACCTCGACCTTGGTCTCGAAGGCGGTGTCCCAGCGGCGCTCGAAGTTCGCCGGAATGTAGTCCTTGGTGTGGTCGCGGACCTCTTTGGCGATGACGTCACCGGCCTGGCGTGACGCCTTGTCGAGCTCGCGCTTGAGGCCCTTCTGTCCGGCGGTGTGCAGGTTGTGGGCCAGCCGGTACAGATCCTTCTGGCCCGTCACCTGCACGCGCATGTCAGCTAGTCGCCCGCGACAGGGTGCCCGCGCCCGGCCACTGCACACTGACCGTGGCCAGGTCGCCGACCGAGTTGCCGAACGGGTTGTACTGCGACACCAGCGCCGAGCCGGAGTACTCCGGGTTCGTCGCCGCGATCGCGCTGGACGTCGGCCGGACCTTGACCGTGGTCGTGGTGCCGAGCAGCGGCCACAGCGTGGCGTCGACCGCGCTGGCCGCGAAGTCGGAGTTGAACTCCGGCGCGACGGACCAGTCCCTGAGGCCGCCGATCCGGGACCGGTAGGTGTCGCCCATCGCGGTGTCGTCGAGTTCGTCGGCGGACACGTTGACGGTGACGCCGCGGCAGAAGGCGGACAGCACGACGGAGTTGACCTCAAGGCGTGCGTCGATGAAGGCGAAGGTCGCCATGATGGTGAACTCCTAACGTGGTCAGCCGATGCCGATGGCACCGGCGATGGAGAAGGTGCCCGTCACTGCGCTGACGTTGAATCGCCAGAACGTGTCGGTGATCGCGCCGGCCACACGGGTGGCCCACGTTCCGCCCGCGGCGGTGATGCCGGAGAAGGTGGCTCTGGTCGTCGGCGATGAGAAGCCGCTGTTGTCGTCGCTCTGCACCTGAACGGTGATCGTGGTACCGGCAGAGAAGACGTGCAGGGTGGCATACATGAACTCGTTCGCCGCAACGTCGCCGAGCTCGACAACCGATCCGGTGGCACCGGTGGCGGACACGTTGCCCTTGACCTTGTTCAGCTGGCCGCGCACGACGCCGACGCCGTTGGTGCCCTGGTAGCCGAGCGAGAACGGCGTGACGGTGCCGATCTGGCCGAACGGGCTGTAGGTGAAGCTGCCGCCCTGCCACATGTAGGCGGGTGTCGTCTCGGCGTCGTCCGGTGCCATGGTGATGACCCGGTCTGCGATCGCCAGATCGGTGAACACGGTTGGGTCGACGGTGCCGGAGCCAGCCTGCCAGAACCCACCGAGTTGCGCTCCGACGGTCTTGAGTCCGCCGATGCGGCGCCGGTAGCCGCCGAGTCCGAATACGGTGTTGTCGAGTTCCTCGGCGGAGATGTTCAGTGCGGCCGAGTTGAGGTCGCCGGTCATGTCGTAGCCGCCGATGTAGATCACAGGGTCGACGAAGGCGAAGCTGCCCATCACGCCTCCTTGGTCTTGGCGGCGGGCTTCTGCGGGGCGAGCTTCACCAGACCGCCGCGGACCAGGGCGCGGATGTTGGTCACGTCCGGGTCGAGCATCGCGAAGCCGGGCTTGGATACGTCCTCGGTCTCGGCAACGCGCACGACCTTGACGACGGGCTGGCCGTCGCCGTCGAACAGCGGGCGGCCGTTGCCGTCGAACTGGGCCTCTTCCTCGTTGCGGTAACCGGTGACCGAGACGATCGGGAAGATGCCGGTCACCTCGACGCGCACCAGGTGATCCACGGTGCCTCCTTCGGGCATGGCGAGATCGCCGTACCCGTGGGGTCGGCGTGCGGGAATGGACGTTCAGGTGCCGATGGCGACGGCGCGCAGCTCGAAGACGCCGCCGTAGAAGCCGATGAGGCCCACCTCGACCGGGCCGAGTGGCCGAAACGACACGACGATGCAGTCGTCGACTTTGCCGCCGAGGGTCTTGTCGCCCTCGATCGCGGCGCGGACTGACTTCGCACCAGTGGGGTTGGCGTACTCGGCAAGCTGGAGTTGGCCGGCTCGGTCGAGGTTCGCTGAGACGAGCACCGTCACCGTCGGCTCGATCTCGAAACGGCCCATTCCCATGGTGGCGTGGTAGCGGGGAACCGGCGGTACGCCTACGTAGGCCTGCGGAGGGTTGATCTGGGTCGGCGCGTGGTCGGCGACCCGCAGTCCGTCGATGGTGGCCAGCCGGGCTTCGACGCCCTGCATGACTTCGGCGATGGTCGGCGCTGCCATCACGCCACCAGGACCCGGTCGCGGCGGAACTCGGCGAGCATCGCGGCGATCTTCGGGTTGTTCTGTACCCGCATGACCGCCCCGTCGATGCCGTAGCCGGCCACGCCGAACGGCGCGTCCTTGAGTTTGAAGATCTCCTCGGCCAGCAGCAGGCATGCCTGGTTGACGTCGACCGGTACGGCCGCCCATCCCCACTTGGCAGTGACCTGCAGCGTGACGCCGCCGACCGAGCCGCCGGTGTAGCTGGACCCGTTGCGTGCGCGGATCAGCCAGTACGGCCAGCCCGGAACGCCGTTGACGATGCCGTTGAGTGGTTCGAGTTGCCGGTCGGCTGCCGTCCACGTGGTGGCGTAGGTGTCGTCTCCGTCGCCGGTGGCGATGACCAGGTCGTCGGTTGTCCAGAAGTCGTCGACGATCGCGACCTTCGCGCTGATCGGCGAGAACACGCGGGCAGTGGCGGTGTCGTCGCGGTAGAAGCGGCGCTTGCACCACTTGTCGATGCCACGCGATGCCGCACCCAGTGCGCGGGTCAGGTTGTCGTCGTCGTAGGTGTCGTCGATCCCGCCGAGGATGGCCTTGAGTTCGGCCAGCGTGGCGTACAGCGTGCCGTACGACGCGAGTACCTCGACCGTCTCGGAGGCGGACAGGCCGCCGTCAGCGTTCCAGGTGACGACGTAGACGCCGAGGTCGGCGTCCGCGTCGGGTGTCCACTCGTAGCCGTAGACGCCGGTCGCCGGGTGGGTGATGCCCACGGCGGTGGGGCCGAGAACGACGGGCGGGCCGGCCAGCGGCGTGACCGTGATGGTGAGGTTGGTGACGTCGGCTGCTGGGCCACCAGGGTACTCGTACCACTCGCTGACCAGCGCAACTGCCTGGCCTTGACGGGTCTCGGTCATGGCACCCCTCTCACGCGGTCAGGGTGTAGGTGATGCCGTCGAGCAGCCATGCGGTGCCCGCGCCGACGGTGATGTTGGCGCTGTATGTGACGAGCCCGGCTGTGGTGATGGTCAGGGAGCCGTTCGCGGCGCCGACACCGACAACCCGCACGGGAAACGCGACCTCCATAGCGGGCCGGGCGCTGGTGTGCAGGGTGCAGATCGTCGCGCCTGCGGTGTAGTTCGCGCCGGCCGCGATACGGCCGCGCAGGCGTACGGTGTCGTTCGGTTCGGTGCGGCTGCCGACGGTGTAGTACGGGCTTCCCGTGCTGGACATGTTCGCGGCGTAGCTGTCGGGCACGGTCCACGCTCCGGCGGCGTGGGTGTGCGAGGTGTTGGCCTTGCCTGCCAGCGCGGTGGTCGTGGCGGACGAGACGGGCTTGTCGGCGTCGGCGGTGTTGTCGACGCTGCCCAGCCCGACGTCCGCCTTGACGACGTCTACGGCGCCGGTGCGGCCCTCGACGGAGGTGACCGCGCGGGCGTCGGTGGTGTATCCGGTCGCGCCCATGCGGCCCTCCTCTACTTCTTGGCCGCCGGCTTGCGCTGCTTGTTCGGCAGCTGCTCGGCGGGTTTGGTGTCGGGCTGCTCGGCCGGTTCGTCGTGCAGCTGGGCTGCGACGTCGTCGGGCACGTTGTCGCCGGTGCCGTAGGCCAGGAACGCCGCATCGGCGTGGCCGTCGGGGACATGCCGGCCGTCGCTGGTCCGCCAGACGCGGATGCCGAGGATGGCCATGCCGTGCTCCTTCCGTGAGGTCCGGGCGGGGCGGGGAAGTGCCCCGCCCGGATCGGTGATCAGTCGGGCAGGACGATGTAGAACAGCACGACGTCGACCACGCCCGCGGTCAGCGCCGCAGTGGCCACGGTCGCGGTGATGGCCCGGACCGCCGTGGTCTTGACCGTGGTCGCGCCGGTGAACACGGGCACGACGCTCTTGCGGCCGGTCGTCGACCAGGGCGCGCCGGACACGGCAGCCGCGGCAACGATGTCGCCGGCACCCTCGACCTTGATGGCCAGGGTGCCCGCGCCACCAGAGGTAACCGCGGTGTCGACCTCGCAGAAGCCGCCGAGGATGACGGCGTTCGCGGGGATCGGCGTGGTGCCGCCGCTGAGGGTGATGTCGCCGACGGCGCCGCCGTCGACCGCGAAGTCGTAGCGACCCCGCACGGTGTAGACGGTCGTGGCCGTCGGGTATCCGCCGGTGTAGGGCATCTTGTCGTCCTCTCTCAGATACCGGTCACGGTGGCGAACGCGGCAGCCCGGTACACGCACAGCGCCACGCGCACGTCGGCGCGGACGGCCTGCTTGCCGTTGATGAAGAAATCGGCGTGCGAGTTGGAGATCTGCACGTCGATGCCGCGGCGGGTGGTGAGCTCGGAGAAGTTAGCAAAGTCACCGGTCAGGCCGGTGCCCTCGGTCATCACCTGCGCCTCGATCACGGGCAGGCCCCACAGCCGGGCCGGCGCGGCCTCCGACGGCGAGCCCCAGATGTAGATGCCATCAATGATGCGCAGCAGGCGGATCTCCTGCCAGTCGTTCGGGTGCATCACGTGCGCGTTCGGCATGGCCTGACCGGTCACCTTGACCTTGGTCATGGCCTTGTAGAACGCGTCCGGCGTCGGGTCGGCACCCTTGGCCTGGGTCTGGATCCCGGAGCGCTGGGTGATACCGCGCAGGTTCGGCGCGGTGCCGTTGCCGACGAGGATCTGCAGGTCCAGCCGCTGGCGGAGCATGAACGGCAGGCGGTTGTTGATGTAGCCCCGCGCCTGCGGCTCGTCCTCCAGCTGCTCGTCGGTGATCGGCAGCCACGTCGCGATCTTCCGGACGCTCTCGGTAACCTCGGTCAGCTTCAACGCCGACTCCGGGTACTGGGCACCCTCGGCGGTCTCGGCCGCGTTGTTGGTGAAGGTCGTCTCCTCCATGTACACGACCGCGGACTGCGTGGTCGTACCGGAGGGGATGAGGTCGATGACCTGGATCGGGCGGGTCGCGTACTCCACGACGCGGCCGGTACGGGTCGTCTCCGGCGCCCAGCCGTTGCCGGTCTCGAACAGCGTCTTGAGCTCGATGTCGAGCGTTGCCTCGGGACCGTTCTGGCCGGCGCGGCGCTTGTAGGCGGCCGAGTCGGTGAACAGTTCGCCGAAGGACTTGGTCCGGGCGTCGTTGCGGATCTGGCCGCGGTCGCCGTCTGCGCCCTTCTCGCCACCGCCGTCGGCCTCGGCGCGCTGGCGCTCGCGGTCCTGGCGGTGCTTGGCCGCGATGCCGGCCGTTTCCTCCAACTCCTTGACCTTGTCGGTCAGGTCGTTGATCTCGGTGTCGAGCTCGCGGATCCGGGCGGCCTTGGCCGCGCTGTCGCCGTCGACGCTCTTGACCTTGCTCATGTCGAGGTCGGGACCGGCCTCGTCGAAGATCTTGTGAAGGTCGGCCTGGCGCGCCTCAAGGCGGCCCTGCGCTTCCTTCAGGGCAGGGAACTGCATGTTCGCTCCTCAGCGAGTGGGTTAACGGTGGTTGCGAGCGATCTGGCGGAGGTAGATCCGCATCAGCTCGTCGGGCTCGGGATCTGCGGGCGTAGGTGCGGTGAGCAGTCCGCTCAGCCGCTTCAGTTCCGCCTCGACCTGCTCCAGCAGGGCCACCGAGTCGGCGCCCAGCCCCTTGCCCTTTTCCAGCCGCTTCGCCATGACGTCTGCGGCGCGATCCGACAGGGCACGTACAGCGGCCACGACCGCCTGGCCCTCGTCGGCAAATCTCTGTGGGGCGTTCTTCACACCCAGGGTCCGGGTGCCGTTGCCAGCACCGAGCAGGACCGTTGACGTCTCATGCACGGTCACGCCCGGGGTTCCGTCCGGACGACCCTTCAGGAAGCGCACACGGCGGCCCTTGAAGTCGCCATACTCGGAACCACCGTCCAGCACCGTGTAGCCGTACGAGTACTCCTGCAGCGCGGGCGGGTTGTTGAAGTCGAACTTCAGCGCCGAGTGCCAGTCGCGGGCGGCGGGAATGTCGAGGTTCAACTTCATCTCGGCGATGGCCTCGTTGCCCTCCTCGAAGATGACGCCCTTGCCGATCGGCACGTGGTTCCAGTCGTGCACCGGGACCATGACGGTGTGCTGCTTGCCGAAGAACCCGGACAGCGTGACGTCGCCGTCCTTGTCGACCTCGTTCAGGGTCGCCACGACGAACCTGACGGTGCCTTCGTCTTCCAGCGACTTGATCTCGCCCCGGAAGTTTTTGACCTGCATGCGCCCGCTCCCTTCCGAGGTGACGGCAATCGTGTGTGCGGCCTTGGGCTGCTCGCGCGCGGCAGCCAGGCGCTGGCGGAGGATGCGGATCTGCGCGGGCAGGAACCGGGCCTCGGCAGTGGCGTCGTAGATGGTCCAGCTCGGTTCGGCATCGGGCGGGCGGACGGCGAGTTGCAGTTCCCAGCCGCCTTCGCTGTCGTCGTTGCCGGCCACCTCGTAGGCGATGTCGCCCCAGTCGCCGCCGGGGATGACCCCGGACGCGATAACGGCGTCGCCTTCGTAGGCGTCCATCCGCTCGCCGAGTTCGGCGGCGCGGGTGGTGAGGTGCTCAAGCTCGGCGTCCTCGGCCTCGGTGCGGACCGAGCGGCCCGCACGGTCGCGGCGGCCCTGCAGTTGGCGGCGGCGTGTGGCGACGTCCTCGAACTCGTCGAGGAACTCCCGCGTGCTCTCGCCCCACGCATCTGCGGTGCCGGTCAGGTCGACCAGTGCCGCGTCGAGGCGTGTCGTGCCGGCGGCGTCGAGGCGTACTGTGCCGCCGCGGTTGGCTCCGGCCCAGCGCCGCTCGTCGCCCGCTGCGACGAACCCGATCCGCACGTGTCGGCCGTTGCTGTCGGAGATAACGGCGGCGACCCCGGTGCGGTCGGAGTTCGGCGAGGTCGGCAGCCGCGAGCTGGACACCAGGCGTTCGCCGAGCTCCAGGTGGATGCGTGAGGCGAGGCCGAGCTTGTCGGCGGCGTTGTCGACCGACTGGGCCGCGCCAGCTACGCGGGAGAACTGACCGTCGCCGTCGCGCACATAGTCGCGCTTGACGTCCACGGCTCAGCCCTCCGGATCGGCTGACGTCGGCGCAGGCTCCTTGCCCGCGCCGGGCTCGTGTAGCTGCACGCTGTACAAACCGCTGTGCTTAAGCAGCGACCAGTCCTCGGTTTGCACGGCCTTGACCACCGAGTTTGGGTCGTAACCGGCATCGACGAGCTGGCGGATCGTCATCGCCTGCTTGCCCTGGATCTCGGCGAGGTCCTTGAGGTCTTCGCGCAGGAACGCCACGTCGCGGGTGTCGTACCACAGTGAGGCGCCCTCACCAGGCGGGGTCAGGCTCGACGATGCGACACCCCACAGGTGCCGCATGGTCTTGTCAGCGACCAGCCGACGTGCCGCGCCGAAGTTGCCGGCGTTGAGCGAGCTGCCCTGCAGGCCTTCGGACAAGCCGATGATCGTCGGGTGGACGCCACCGGCAGCCGCAATGCGGGTCTCGCCGCCGCCCTGGAGGGACTTGAGGTCCAACTGCTTCATGTCCGCCTGCACGACGGACACATCCGCGCCGCCGCCCAGGAACAGGGTCTTGTAAGCATTCTCGGAGCCTTGGTGGGAGGCCTTGAACCGCTCGACGAACGCGTCGAATGTGTCGGTTGACGTGTCCTTCTCGAACTTGACCACGACGCCGAGTTGCGCACCGTTGGCCAGGAACCGGTCCTTGTGCGCGGTCGCGCCCTTGTCGGCCTGGATCTCGCGGAGGATCGGCGTCAGCCACGACATGCCGCGGAACCGCATCGACGGATCCGGCAGCGGGGCGTAGTGGCACACCTCGTTGGCCATCAGCAGCACCGCGTCGGCGCGGTTGGTGCCGCCACCCTGCGGGCCCATCGGCTCGTACAGGTATCCGGCGATCTTCGCCCGCAGGTCCCACGGGTCGTCCGTGGGCGACGCGATGATGATCGTCGTCCAGTCGGGGCGCATGTTCACGATGCGTCGGCCGGGACCGGTCGCGGACGCGCCGAGCCTGCCGTTGTCGTCGGCGACGGTGCCGTAGTAGTTGCCGGCCAGCGACGCCACCGGCTCCATGCGGGCCAGCAGGTCGATAGTCGTTGCGTTCGGCCACGGCCGCTCCAGCAGCGCCAGCTCGGCCGTGCCGAACAGGTCCTGCGGGCGCATATTCTGGAAGCGCCGCCACCCGAACCGGGCCTGCGAAAAGATCATTTGCCGCGCAAGGATCGTCGCGAACACCGGACCGTCAGCCTTGTACGCGCCCTCGACGTAGCCGAGGAAGTCGTTGCCGATCCGCTCCTGGTCCGGTGCCGACCACGGTGCGCCCAGGCTCAGCCACGACGGCTGAGACCAGAAGTTCGGCTGGCTGAAGTCCTTGGCGTCCGGGGCGCTGCGGCCCATGCGGGCAGCAACACGGTCGAGCAGCTTCGGCCGGCTCACCCGTCAGCCTCCTTCGCCTGAGGCTTCGGCCATGCGTCAGCCCAGCCCTCGGCAACCGCGGCGCCGACGAACACCGCGGCGAACCACAGGCCGCGCAGCGCCTTCGCGGGCAGCCAGCCCAGCAGGTACAGCACCCCGGCCAGCGCCGTGGCGGCCGCCGTCAGCCAGCCGAGCAGCACCTTGCCCGGGTGAACGGCACGCGCACGGGCGGCGATCGCCTCGACGGGCACACGGTCGAGCACCGTCATGACGACCTCCTCAGGTCAACCGAACGCGAACATGGGTGCGGGCTTGGCGGGCTCCGGTTCGTGCAGCACCCACACGCCCATGCACAAGGTGATCGCGGCATCGATGTGCCGCTTGGACTTGCCCTTGCTCAGGGTGAAACCGCGCTCTTGCTCACGCTTGACTGCGGCCTGCACATGCGCGGCCAGTTGCCGGTCGCCGTTGTGCACGATCCGGCCGTCAAGGATGAGCTGGAAGGCCAGCCCGCACGCCGGCGCCATGCGCTGCGGGGACTGGTCGAACTGGATGACCAGGATCCCCTCGTCCTCCAGGGTGCGGCCGGGCACCTCGAAGAACCGGGGGTCGTAGACCACGCCCCGGAAGCCGGGGCCGACCGCCACCTTGCGGACGTGGTTGAAGACGTCCAGGTGGTCGATGCGGCCACCCATCGCCTCCCAGATGCGCGTCGCGATGGCGATGCGCCCGTCGGACAGCTTCTCCAGCCGCGAGACCGCAACCGAGTCGTGCTTGAGGGCCATGTCGACAACAACCACAAACGGATTCGCGGGGTGGGAGTCCCACTCGCCCTGGCACGCACCCCACGCGCCAGGGTGGTCCTTGAGCCAGGACTCCTCGGCAACGTCGACCCACTGGTTGGCGTAGTAGCGCAGCCATTCGTGCCGGGGCATGTTCGGCTTGCCCCAGTCGTTGACCCGGTCCTGAACCGACCACAGCACGTCGGCGGCGCCCGACGCGGCGCGCACGGCACGTTCCCGATCAGCGCGCTTGGTGTAGTCCAGGCCCTCGGGTGCTTCGCGCCAGTCAAACAGGTACCGCGGCGCCAGGCGCGGGTTGCGCTGCGCCTTGATGCCGAGCTTGTACATGGCACCGAGCAGCGAGTGGTCGACGTCGAAACCGGCCGTGGACAGATTCAGGATCCGGCCAGGACCGCGCGGTGTGCGGCGCTTCTTCGTCGACTTGCCAATGACGGTGTGCACACGCGCCTTGTTGCTGCCGACGTCGCCCCACTCGTGGACCTCATCGCAGATGAACAGCGACGGCAGGCCACCCTCGTTCGTGCCGGCCGCAGCGGCGACCCGGAAGATCTTCCCCGGCCGCCCGTCGGCGAACTTGATCTCGGTGTCGTAGACCTCGAAGAACCCGTTCAGCGGCGACTCCTTGACCGCGTTGTCGCGGCCACCGCACATCGTCGCGGCCACCGAGAACAGCAGGTTCGCCTGCTCGAACGACGCCGCAGCGATCGGGATGTTCGGCGACGGGATCGCGATCTGCTCCGGGCCGGCGAACTCCAGCACGGCGATCGCAGCAATCAGCCCTGTTTTGCCGTCGCCGGTAGCGGCACCGCGCAGCGCCTCGTCGTAGCGCCACCGGCCACAGCCAGGGCAGTACTCGTACCAGCGGTAGAGGAACTGCTGCTGGTCCAGCCGCAGCTTCATGGGGCGGCCGTACCAGTCGCCCTCCGCGCAGATGCAGAACGCCTCAATCCATTCGCAGGCGATCCCGCCGTGGCTCGGCCATAGATCGCCGACAACGGGCTTCCACCCACAGTCTGCGCATCCGGGGTCAGCTTCCGAGTTCGATGATCCGCGGGTCCGGCCGTGGGGTCGCGACGGCGCGCTCGCCTTCGGCACTGGCACCTCCGAAGCGGGCGTTCATGTCGGCGAGCGACTTGCGCTCACTGATCACGGCGATTCCGAGGTTGGAGCGGTTGAGCGCGCCTACGCCCATCTGCCTCTCGCAGCGCTCGGCCGCATCGAGCGCGCGATAGGCGATCTTGTAGAGCGGGTTCTCCACCTGCTGACCCGTTGATCCGGTCACGATCGGGTTCAGGTCCGCCTCGGCAGATGTCCGCAGGTACCGGTCATACTCTGTGATCCATCGCGCGAGCAGGCCGCAGTCGACGGCCGACTGGACGCTGGACACCGTGTCGTTCCAGTACGCGTCCCAAATCTCCAGAGCGGCAGGAGATAGCCCGGGCGGCGGATCGATCCGGCCGCCCGCCACCTCTAGCAGCTCGGCGCGACGTCCGTTGTACGGCCTCACCGCCGTACCGGCTGGCTTCTTCGTGCGCGGCATCTGATCACCTACCCGATCAACGCCAGCTGGACGGTGCCCCTCGCTCCTCGACTGCTGTTGCAGCCGAAATGCGCAAGGGCAAGGTTGGCCGGATCGTCGTTGCCACCGGCGGATACCGGCATCAGGTGGTCGAAGGTTGCCGATCGAGGATGGGGCGCGCGCAGGTTCGGATTCACGCGGCGCCGACATAGGTGGCAGCGGAAGCCATCGCGCTGGCACAGCTCCTCGATGCTCATCTGACGCCCGACGATCGCAGCGCCTCTCCGCGCTACGTTCTTGCGTCGGTTGTGCGCACGCCTGCGCTTCTTGCGACACCCTTCGCACAGCGGACCAGCGGCGCTGTTCGGATTGCGGGTAGTTGCCGTTCCGCAGTCACGACACGGGCGAGTGCGGCAAGCAGAGGTCGGACCTTGCCTAGCCAGCAATACGGATGCACAGGGCGTGGAGCACGACATCCGCCTTGTACTGCGGCCGTCGAGTGTGCGGCCAGGCATGGCATTTCCGCAGACCTGGCAGGTCGGTGCCATTCGTCCGGGCACGCACTCGCCGTGCGCGCGACGTTCGGCCCTACAAGGTTGGCAGGTTCGTGCCCCGACGGGTAACGATCCGCGGCCGGAGTACATGAGGTTTCCGCACATGGAGCAGGGCGAGTCTGGTTTTCGCATGATGTTCTCCCGGAAATGCGGAACGCCCGAGCCGGGAGACTCGGGCGTTCCTACCTGCGGTAGCTACTCCGCAGGATGACTATGGATCTTGAAACAACTTGATCTAAAAAATGGCGCCCCATACCGGTAAGCGCAGAAGAGCCG